TGTTGCTCAAAATATTGGTCATGGCACATATCCAAGAATGACCATTGAAGGTCAATATGGTAGAGTTGGTATCGGAAGTACTATTCCACAGAAACGATTAACAATAAGAAATGGTAGTGGAGATGATGGTGGAATATTAGTCCAACCAAATATTAATTTTGCAGCTAATGAAAATCGTGCATATTTAGTAGTTGGAACAGATGCTTGGAGTGGTTTAACTACAAGCTGGAATACTTATGGATTCCAACATCGTTTCAAAACAAATTCAGGTGGTTCTCCTAGATTAACTATTGACTCTGCATCTGGAGAGTTATTATGTATTGAAAATGGAGGTAATATTGGTATCGGAACTGACAATCCACTTAGACCACTTCACATAGAAGCTTCAGATTGTCGCATCAGATTGACAGATTCAGATGTAACTACAGATGTTGAACTTCAAAATAATAGTGGTGATGCTATTCTAACAACTAACGGAGCAAGTAATTTAAGTCTTCAAACCAATAATACTGAAAGACTTCGCATCACATCAGATGGTAAAGTTGGTATTAATACTAATAGTGGTTTAAAAGCACCACTTCATGTTGCCCATGCTGACGGTGGTTTTGGTGCTACACCATATAATAAGGCTGCGATTTTTGGTTCTAAAGGTTGGGTAGATGATACTAGATATCACTATAATGATGCAACTATTTTTCTCTCAGGTAGAAATAATGCTGGTATTGATACTGGTGCTGGAATAGAATTTACCACTCGTACTGTGGCTGATAATAATTGGAGACATGGAGCAATTACTTTTGGTCAAGATGGTATTTTTAGAGTTCTTAATGGTGGTGCTGGAACAACAGAAGGAACAGAAAAAGTTAGCATCTTAACAAATGGTAATGTTGGAATCGGAAGTACTACTCCAACATTAGGATTAGATATAAACAGAGGTGCTAATTCTGGTGTCTTTTTGGGTAATCCTATACACGGATATAAGATAAGAGCAAATGCAACTAGTTCTAATGATTATGGATTGCTGATTGAGGATGAGGATGGTGTTGATCTTTATAGAGCAGTAGCTTCTACTGGTACTAGTAATGCAAATACTCATACATGGTGGACAGACACTGAAGAAAGATTTCAGATCACATCAGGTGGTGTTAAACAAATTAAGAATGGAAACCTGAATATACTTTCAACATATATTGATTTCTCTGGTTCTTTATCTTCAACACCAGCAACAGCAGCAGCAATATTCAGACCAGCAGATAATACACTTGCATTCTCAACTGCAAATGAAGAAAGACTTCGGATCGCATCAGATGGTAAAGTTGGTATCGGAACCACTAATCCAAGATCCACATATCTTCATGTTGGCCCTGTTGGTAATACTCCTGGTAGTGTATTTACTACATCTCCATTATCCGTATTTGCATCTGGTAATTTAGGAGGAACTACTGGTGATGATAATAAAATTGCAATATTTGGAGGTCAATCAACAGGTAATGTATCTGGATTAAGTCTTTATCATTATAGAAGGTCAACTGGTACTAGTTGGACAACAGATGGATTCTCTTTCAGACAAGAGGTTGATAATACTGCAGACATTCATAATTATATGTGTTTTGCTGGTGGTAAAGTTGGTATCGGAACTGCAATTCCAGGAGAGAAACTACATGTAATTGGACAAGTTGGTGGTTCTAACCCTTCAGCAGGATCAAAATGGGATATTGCTAGATTTGTAGCACATGATTATTCTGCTACAAACAGTGGTGGATTAACCATAGGTGCTTATTGGAATAACAGTACTGTTAGTGGAAGAAGATCATATATTCAATCTTCACAGAGCACCGATTCTGGAAGCACTGCTAGAGACTTGTTATTAAATCCTGATGGTGGTGATGTTGGTATTGGAACCGATCAATTTTATGATGGTTCTACAAAGTTAGAAGTAAGAGGAAGAATTAATACAGTTGGTAGTGCATCCACAGGATCTATAAACCCAGGTAATGGAACTGTTGTTAATGTAGGTTCATTAACAAATCATAATTTACAGTTGATTACTGGTAATTCTACCAGAGTAACAATTGTACAAGCAGGTACGTCTGGGGAAGCAATGCGTATCTCAGGTGTTGGTGTAACTGTACAAAGTTCCTTAACTCCTAATTTTGAAGTACAGACTACAGCTTCTTCAGGTCAGGATTGTAAGATAACACTAAAAGGTGCAAGAACTTCTTCTAGTACCAGTAATATTGCTATGATACGATTCGTTAATGATACATCTTCCTCATATACGATGGGTGAAATTGTTGGTATGGATCCAGCTGGAGCACATGCTAGTCAAATAGGTGATCTAGTCTTTAGAACAACTCATAATGATACCACAACTGAAGTTGCTAGATTTACAGGTGGTGCAACTGCTGCTGGTAGAAATTTAAAATTTGCGGATGGATCTGGTATTGATTTCTCTGCAACTACTAATTCACCAGGTGCTAACTCTGATACGACAAGTGAAGTTCTGAATGATTATGAACGAGGAACTTTTGATTTCAAATTAGATGATGATGATGCTGGTAGTGATACTCTTAAGATGCATTATGTTAAAGTCGGAAGCATAGTACATTGTTATGGTCCATTTAGAGGTACTGAAGGTCAATCTGCATCTGTATATTGGCAATTATCAGGTACAGCAAATTCAAATATAACTACTAGTTGTGAATTACCATTCGTTCCTGTAGATTCTGGTGCATGTGACTCACCAATTTATAGAAATATAGAAACAAGAGAACCGAAAAATCCTTCAGATGGTGAACTTATGCCAGTTTTGGGTTGGGCAGCAGGAGATTCAACATGTAGATTAACTGATACCAGAACTGAAAAAGTATATAATGCTTATGCTGCTGGTGATACAATGCAAAAAGCTGATACTAGGACTAACGTTGTTCTACATTTTAATTTTTGCTACGTTACAAATTCCTAATAAATAATAATGCCTAAACCTGTTTAGTTCGGAGGACTTTCCTAATGGCTCTTACTGAATCAATTGAATATGATAAGATTGAAGTTGTTGGACTTTATAAACATATTCAAGTTAGAAAAGCTACAGTTATAAAAAAAGATGGAAATGAAATAACTCGTACATTTGATCGTTATGTTTTAAAATGTGGATCTCTAGGTAGTAATAATGAATTAGTAGAAACTGATATTTCTGGTCAACCAGATGAAGTAAGAGCAATATGTAATGCAGCATGGACAGATGCAGTCAAAGAATCTTGGAAAAACTATATGACTGCTCATGATAATGGAACTTAATTGTTATGAAATGTACTCATAAATAGGTAAAAAGTATAATGGCATTAGATAAATTAACTAAAATTGATTCTCAAACTGGTATAAGAACCACAGCTGATTATACTGTATCAGATTTGACAGTGGATACTGTAACTGTTAAATCTGGTGGAATCAAGATGCCAGTTGGAATGAGTACATTCCAAAATGTTACTGTTACTGGAGAATTAACAGTAGAAGGAACGACAACAACATTAGATACTAATTTGATAGGTGTAGATAGAGTTGAAGTAGGAGCAGATAGTGATAGTGTTGTTGGTGTAGCAGTCACACAAAGTGGATCAGCAGATATTGTAAAGTTAGTTGGATCAGGAAGTACAGTTGTTACTGTTACTACTGGTGGAAATGTTCTTGTGGGAACAACAAATGAAGGTACTGCTGCCCAGTTGTTGTCACTTTATAGAACAGGTTCATCTTCATTAGAATTGAGAACTAATACAACTGGAAATAGTATTCTTCATTTTACTGATGGAGATCCACCATCAGGTAATGCAGCATATAGAGGATTTATCGAATATAATCATAGAAATGATTTTATGAGGTTTGGTACTTCTGCGTCGGGAAGAGTTTGGATTAATAGTGCGGGAGTTGGTATCGGAACGACCAACCCACAAACAAAATTGCATATATTAGCTGCTAATCCAGTTATAAGATTAACAGATTCAGATCAAACAACAGATAATAAGAGTTGGAATATTTCTGCTGGAACAGCTAATATTTTAAGATTCCAAGCAATAAATGATGCTGGTAGTAGTGGTGGTGGAAATTTATTTGAATTTTATAGAAGTGGAACGGCAATAAATCAATTCCGTGGAGTTAAATCTGCTACTCCTTGGTTTGTAATTGATAATGACACCAGAAGAGTTGGTATCGGAACTACCATTCCAATAGAAAAATTGGAAGTAACTGGAAATACTGTTATTGGAATTGTAACAGATAAAACAAATTATTCCAATACATTTGATGCAAGTGGTAATGGATTAGGTGTAACTGGAGTTAGAGCTCTTAATATTATTGATCATAATGCTGTAATAAAAATAGCAAGAAATCATAATAACTATGGATCAGGAATAGATTTTCAGCATTGGAATCTTGATATATCTACAAGGTATGGTAGAGGACTTGTTGGGATTGAGTCTAGTAGTATGTATTTGATGAATACTACTGAAGAAGGTTACATACACTTTAATACTACACCAAGTGGTGGATCGCATACAGAAAGACTTCGCATCAATTCAGGTGGTCAAGTATCAATAAGTGGAGCAGGAACCACATTTGGTAATAATACATTATTGAATATAGCACCTGCGAATAGAACAACTGCATTTGATGCAAGTGATGGAGATACTTGGCATGATGTTGTTATAAAACATGGGGGAGATGCTACAAATAATGCAGTAGGACTTGCTTTTGAAGTTTCAGCAGATGCTTATCATAAGAATGCTGGAACTGGTATTGCAGCAATTAAGAATGGAACTGATAGTGATTATGGTGCTGATTTAGCATTCATCACCAGACCACAAAGTGCGGTTGCACAAGAAAGACTTCGCATCACATCTGATGGTAGAATCGGTATTAATGATAGTACGCCAAATGATTATGAATTGGACATAATGAAACGTAGCACTGCTACTGATGCACAGATAAGACTTTATAATAATGGAACAGGTTCAAGCAATGATACAATAATGCGGTATCAGATTGGTGGAACATCGGCAGCTAATTATATCTACTTTGGAGATAGTGGTGATACCAATGCTGGTCAGATAGTCTATAATCATGGCAACGATAGTATGAGATTTTGGACTGGTGCTAATGAAAGACTTCGCATCGACTCAAGTGGTTTCGTTGGTATCGGAACTGACGATCCACAAAAGACTTTAAATGTTTTTGCTGGTGTAGGAACAACTGAGTTAATTCGCCTCTCTCAACCAGTTGATGCTAGTGTTCAACAAAATTTTGGAATAGGTTGGTGCTCAAATAATAACCACACATGGCCTGGAGCACAAATAACTTCTGAGGAATATGATGTCTCAGATCCAAGGAGATCTTTACTTTTTTATACTAGAGGAACAAATGATGATATTGCTCCTACTGAAAGACTTCGCATCACAAGTGCAGGTAATGTTGGTATCGGAACTAATACTACAAATGAACTCGTCCGTATATTTTATACTGATTCAACGGTATGGCCTTTTGATTCTACGGTAAGTGGAGCACCTACGTATACTCCATACTCTAATGAGGTAGTTCTTCATAATCATGTAAGAGACACACTGGGTTCATTTGCTAGTATCTTTTTCCGTGCAGGATCAGATGCTAGTGGAAATAAAATTGGAACAGCAAGAATAGCTGCTGTAGATACAGGAGATTATAAAGCAGATCTTGTATTTGGAACAAGAAATACTACATTCGCTGAAAGACTTCGCATCAAATATGATGGTAATGTCGGTATCGGAACTAGTGTACCTGATGCACCACTTCATGTACATACTACTCCTGGTTATGGAACCATAGCAATATTTGGTAGTAATGACAATACATCTGGAGAACAATTTGAGTGTCTAGAAATAAAAAATGATATAGCAACATATCCTGCATTATCAAATCAGTCATCTGGTGATACTTTAGATTTAAGATCTTTGGGTTCGATTCAGGCAACGATAGACTCAAATAATAATTCGACTGGTAGGTATTTCCGTGTATCTGCTAATGGTATCGGTAATACTGCAACTGAATATTTCAGAGTTCAAGAAGATGGTTTGGTTGGTATTAATAGCACCAGTCCAGGACATCAATTAGATGTAGTTGCTACTACTTCTGCTGTTGCAAGATTTGAAAGAACTGGTGGAGCATGGGCAAAGGTAGATATTAAAGCAGGTAATAATGCTGGTAATTCATATCTTACATTTAGTGATACTGATGCAAGTGAAAGAGGCGAGATTAACTATGAACATAATGATGATAGTTTGAGATTTGGTACTGCTGGAACAGAAAATAGAATGACGATTGATTCAGCTGGTCGTGTGTTAGTAGGACTAACTAGTGCTATGACCACTGGATCAAATGATCGTAGAGATACTATTCAGGCAGTTCATACAGCAGGTGCTCAACTTCTACTAGGACGTAATGATACAGAAACATCAGTATCAAATAGGTTAGGTGAAATTGCAGCACTAACTAATGATTCTGGAGGAAATGGATATAAGGTAGGTGCATCTATAAGATTTGAAGTTTCTGCTACTCATGGTAGTGGTGGTGATCATCCAACATCAATATTATTTCAAACTTGTACTGATGGTAGCGACACCTTAGAAGAGAGAATACGTGTTAATCATGATGGTGATCTTATAATGACATCATCTCAAATTCAAAAAATTAATAATACTGGTTCTCTGGTTCTTGCTGGTGGTGATGATTCAAATGTTGGTGGTAATATTACAGTGTATAGTTCTAATCATGGCACTACTTCTTTACGAGATGTAATTAGATTTAGGAATAGTGCAAATGAATGTATGCGTATTGATGGTAGTGGTAGACTACTTCTGGGTAGTAGTAGTGAAACTGATCGTTCTATTAGTGATGACTCAACTGCAGTTCTTCAATTGAGTCATGCATCAACACCTAAAATGATCCTTGTTAGAGATGATACTAGTATTGTTTCTGGTAATCATATTGGAATAATTGATTTTCATAGTATAGATGCAGGTCCAGTTAGGTGTGCAAGAATTTCAGCACTTGCAACAGCAACTCATCAGTCAAATGATCATGCTACTGCTTTAACATTCCAGACTTGTGCTGATAATACTTCCACTTCCCAAGAAGCGTTGCGTATTTGTCATGATGGTGATGTTATGATTAACAGAAATGACGCTAATACATCAAATAATGCTATTCTTGAAATAAATTCGCATGATATTCAAAACAAATATAATTATGATAATACGTCACAATATGCTCTGTTGATCGATAGTCATTTTTCTGGTACTGAAGATTTAACAACAAATAGAACGAAAGCAGGTATAAGAATTGATATGGAGTACAGTGGTACTGGTGCAAAGAGTAATACTTCTGGTGAAAGAAATGCTTTGTATGGAGTACATTCTACAATAAACACAACAAAAGATACGTATACAGCTTATTCTGGATACTTCTTTGCAGAAGCAGGAGCAGATGATCAAGAGGAATCCACTACCGTTATGGGTGTATATGGATATGGAAGAAATTATAGTATTGGAGGATCAAATAGAAGCTCCACAATATATGGTGGATATTTCTTAGGATATAGAGGTGGAGATATAAATGCTGGACACCTATATGGTGTATATGCACGAGCACATCAGACCACTAACGGAAGTGGTAAGGGTGGTGATATAACTGGTGTGTACTCAGAATGTGAATTTGATGAAGAAGATATCAACAATGCATATGCCTTTAGAGGGCATATGGACAGGGATGCAGGTACTATTACAAATGGTTATATTCTTTATGGTTCTTTTTCTGGAGATTCTAATTTCACCAACAGATGGGGAATTTACATAGGAGATTCTGCGAAGAACTATCTTAATGGTGACTTAGAAATTACTGGTACTTTTGAAAAAGGAACTGATAACTTTAGAATACCACATCCACTTGTAGGACTCACAACAACAAAAGATCTTGTTCATAGTGTGATTGAAGGTCCACAGATGGATCTTATCTATCGTGGTAAGACTGATCTTGTTGCTGGTATATCCACAATTAATATTGATACAAAAGCAGGAATGACAGAGGGTACATTTGTTGCTCTTTGTAGAGATATTCAGTGCTTTACATCAAATGAAACAGGATGGACAAACGTAAAAGGATCTGTGACTGGTAATAAAATCACAATTATTGCACAAGATAATAGTTGTACAGACACTATTTCTTGGATGGTTGTTGGTGAACGTCAAGATGATAATGCTAAATCAGCAAAATGCACTGACAATGATGGTAATCTTATCGTTGAACCTGATAAGAGAACTGATCTTAACGATAAATATCAGGCAGAGTCTGAGAAAAATATTTACAATATAGATCCTAATCATAATCCTGGTGATGATCCTGTTGAAGAATAGGATAACAATGATAAATAACTAAAAAATAAGAGTGTCATGCCTTATATTGGTCAATTACCTGCAACTGGTGAGAATAATGCGTTTAGGATATTAGATGATATTTCTTCTTATGTTCTAACATTTGATGGATCGGATGCGAGTGTTGTAAGTACATCGAATGATACAATTACAATAACTGGTGCAGAAAATAGATTTCTTACAGGACAAAGAGTAACATATAGTAAAGGCTCTGGTGGAACGGTAATAACTGGGTTAACAGATGATACAGCATATTATGCAATTAGAGATAGTAATACAACAATAAAACTTGCTACTAGTTCATCAAATGCAACTAATGGTGTAGCAGTTGATCTAACAGGTGTTGGAGGAGGAACAGCACATAAAATAACTCTAGCATTTGATGGAACAAATACAAAATTTAGAACAACATATGATAGTGGAAAGCAAGATCCAAAGGTAACTAGAGCTGCTCAATTAGTATTATCAATAAATGGTATTATTCAACAACCAATTGATAGTACATCACCTTCTTCTGGTTTTGGAATTGATGGTGGTGATATTGTATTTTCAACTGCACCTGATGCCAATGATGATTTTTGGGGTCATGTATTAGCAAGTAATACAGTAACATTTGATATTTCTGATAATGATATAGATAATTTTACTGGTGATGGATCAACAGTAAACTTTACTCTTTCAAAAACTCCATCAGATAATAGAAATGTTTTAGTTACATTAGATGGTGTAGTTCAGTATCCATCAGATAATAGTACAACAAGAGCATATCAAGTTTCAGAGAATGAATTACAGTTTGTAAGTGCTCCTGCATTAAATGTTTCGATACAAGTAAGACATATTGGTTTTGCTGGTGCATCAAGTGGTTCTAGTGCATCTGGTGGAGTAACAGGATTTTATGGTAGAACAGGTAATGTAGTATTAAAGAACACAGATAATCCAGTTATTGGTAATTTAACAGCAGTAGATGGAACATTTAGTGGTAATGTTTCTATTGCAAAGACATTAACATACATGGATGTTGCACATATTGATGCTGTTGGTGTGGTTACAGCACAATCTGGTATTCAATGTCTTGATGATTTGAATGTTGGTTTAGGTACATTTTTTGTTGATAAGAGCACAGGATTTGTAGGTATTGGAACTATTGTTCCAGTAAGGAAACTTCATGTAGTGTCCGATGAACAGGTAGTAGGACTTCTTACATCTACAAATGCTGCAAATAAAAGTTTTCTGAGGATGTCGGATCCTACTACAACTTCTCAAGGAACTGCCCCCTCTATTGGAAGTAAGGGTGATTTTTTAGAGTTAAGAACTGGTAGTGCTACTAGATTAACTATCGACTCAAGTGGTAATATTGGTATTGGAAGCACTGCTCCTGCTCAATTATTACATTTAGAAAAAAATGGTGCATTTCAAATTCTTTTAAAAAGAGGTGGTGGTTCTCCTAGTGAGGTGGCATTTAAAAACTCAGGTAATTATGCAGTAATCTCAAATAATACAAACGGAATAGATTTACAAACAGGTACGACTCCATCATCTTCTTTGCATATTGATCAATATGGTAAAGTTGGTATCACAACCGAAGAACCACAGAGAAATTTACATATACATCAAAATACAGCAGCTAGTGCTTATTTGCATATGACTAATAGCACTACAGGTGCTACAACCACTGATGGTTTTAGTTTGTATATTGCAACTAGCGGAATTGCATATTATCGGGCAAGAGAAACTACAGGACAACATGTATTTTATACAGGAACTACAGAAAAATTTCGCATAGATGAAGATGGTAAAGTTGGTATTGGGTCAGATGATCCAGATGCATGGTTACATATACAAACTGTCAGCACTACTGGTGATGAAGATCTTATTAAATTAAGTCGTAACCAATATGAAGTAGGTAAGATAAGAAGATCTGCAGGTGCTATGAGGGTCAGTGGTGATGGAAATTTACATCTTGAAGCTGATTATAATACGGATCATGGAGCAACAGATTCAAATATTATATTTAATGTTGATGATGATGAAAAAGTTCGCATCACATCAGCAGGTAGGCTAGGTATAGGAACTGATAATCCATCACATGACCTAGATATCGAATCTGTTCATCCAACTATTGAGTTGAAAGATTCAGATAATAATTATATTTTCCAATTAACACAAAGTGGTTCTGCTACTTATGTGGATTTTGATACAACAGGTGGAGGAAGTTCATCACTTAGAATTAGAAATGCTGGTAGTGAAAAAGTTCGTATAACTTCTGGTGGTCTGGTCGGCATCGGAACTGATAATCCAGACTCTAAACTTTCTATTTACAGTGGAACTGCAGGTACAGTAACAGCAGATGCAGATGCTGATGAATTAACACTTGAGAGTAGTGGTAATGTTGGATTATCCCTATTAACAGCAGCGACAGGTGAGAGTAGTATTTACTTTGGAAATCCAGGTACTAACGGACAGAAAGATGGTTGGATAAAATATTATCACGAATCTCATTCAACAACAGCAGATAGAAGATGTTTATCATTTAAAACTGGTGGTGGATCTGAGAAAATGAGGCTTGATGCTACTGGTAGATTACTAATAAATCGCACAGCACAACACGCATCAAGTTCTGAAAGATTGAGTGTGAATGGAATGACTTCCATTCAAAAGGATAGTACTAGTACTGCTGGATTGTATGTTTTTAATGAAGAGACAACAAGTGATGGAACTGTTCAACCATTTATTTTCTGCCATGATGGTAGTGGTATAAGATCTGGACTCGGTGTTCAAAGAAGTACTGGAAAAACAATTTTAAATGGACAGTTTGGAATATCATTAAGAACTGGTTCTTCTGGAGTTGGTGGTGATGAAAGACTTTTCATCAAATCAGATGGTAATGTTGGTATAGGAACTGATAATGCATCAACACAATTACACCTTAAAGGTAGTGACCCAACATTTAGAATTCAAAGATATGACCAATCTGCATATGGAGACATAACTGTAGATACTGCTGGTAAAATAATCTTTAAATCAGATCCAGGTGCTGCTGCAAGTAGTGATGGATTTCAATTTACTGTGAATAATGATGAAAAACTTATGATTAATTCTTCTGGTCAAGTTGGAATTAATCAAGATGATTGGGCTGATAAAGATCATATGCTTGAGGTAGTCAATGATACTCATAATGTAGAAATTGCAAGATTTACTTCAAGTTCTGGTGGTTCTGGATCAGTAGTAGGTGAGGGATCTATTGGACTTTCTGTATTTTCTTCAACTACCTATCCTCATGTATCAATTGGTGTAGAGGAAAATAGCAATGCAAGTTATGCAGGACATTTGACATTTGCAACTAGAAGTGATGGCAATGATACAAAACCAGTTGAAAAAATGCGTATCAAATCGAGTGGTGAAGTCGGTATCGGAACCACTACTCCATCTGGTACTTTGCATTTAAGTGGTACTGGACCAGTATTGACTTGCACAGCAGATAATGGTTCTTCTGGACTTAGAGTTAATACTGTAAATCAAACTACAGGTCAAGTATTTAGAATCCAGCAGGATAGTACTACTAAATTTGAAGTTGCTTGGAATGGACATACAACAATTACTAATGGTTTCTCATTTGGACCTCATAGTGGGCATACAAATGATGAAAATGTGAAAATGCATTTATATAGTGATGATAATATTAATGATGCTGTTGATTTTTCAGTTGCGATTCAATTTGGTAATGCAAATAATGGACCTTTTATGATTGAATTATACCAAGCTCATGGTCATTACACAGGTAATGCTTCATATTGTAAGATACTTGGTTCATATGGTGCTCATGATGCTAGTGGTGGTTGCTCTTTTCTTGTATTAGAGAAACAAGGATATATCGACACAGGTGGGGTATTCGAAGTTACTGATAATAGCACTTCTACTCAAAGAACTAATAATACTAATTATACGGTTACTATTACAGGTAAAGCTGCTTCTTCTGATACTGGCACTAGTCTTAAAGTTAAGACTTACGTTATTGTTTATAGTAGGACTAATCCAGCATCAGTTGTATTTGCTGAAGTTTAATTTATTATACCTAAATAACTAAAAAGTAATATAGATGGCATTCACCAAAGTCCGTGGTCGGGGAGTCACTACAACAGATAATTATACAGTTGGAGTTATAACTGCGACTAAGTTCGTTGGTCCGATTACTGGTGGTGGTGGAGGAATTAATGTTGGTGTTTTAACTGCAACAGAATTAGATCTTAATGGTAATGGAGATGTCAGTGGTAATTTAGTTGTTCATGGTAATCTTACAGCAAACGGAGACTTCACTACATTAAACACAACTTTAAGAGAAGTAGAATTATTAAAAGTAAATGCAAATAGTTCAACAACAGCAGGTATAATAACACAAACAGGTGCAGGGGATATATTAAACTTATTTGATGGAACTACAGAAGTGATGACTGTAGTTGATGGAGGTAAAGTCGGTATCGGAACCACTAATCCAACAGAAAAATTAGATGTCCTTGGTAATTTAGTAGTTGCAGAGTCTCTTGCAGTCAATAGACCTCGAATTGTCTTATCTGCTCCTGATCAAGGTTCAAGTACTTATAGTCATTTATTTGGTGCAAATTTAAAAGTTGATAGTTCTGGAACTTTTACAACTCCAACTGCAAACATTAGTGGTGGTGGATGGGAATATCTTGCTCAAAATAGTATTAATCAACATGGAGAGATAAGATACCTATCTGCACCTGATACAAATGCAACATCATCAACTCCATTAGAAAGATTTCGCATCGACTCAGATGGTAAAGTTGGTATCGGAACTTCTACTTTAGCAGCTAGCAGCAGACTTACTCTGCTTGAAGAAACAGGAAATGCACAGACATTAGAAATTAAAGCAACAACTGCTACAAGTACAGGTTCACAACCTGGAATTAAATTAACAGCAAATAATGGTGATAATATTGGTGGTATCTTTGGTGATGTAAATAGCGATCAGTTAAGAATTCAAACAGGTGGAACAGATAGAATTATTGTTAATAATATAGGTATTACCTCTATACAAGGTCAAGATGACCAAGATAATTTTATAGTTGATGTTAATGGTACTGAATTTGCAGTTCATACAGATGCCACAGATGGTGAAGTAAGTTTAAGAGGACAAGACGGAACTGCAAATAATTATGCCAAATATATGACTTTCTTCACTCAAAAAAGTGGGGAAGCAGCAGCTGAAAAAGTTCGCATCACATCAGATGGTAAAGTTGGTATTAATAGAACTAATCCAACCTCTTTTCTACATGTAGCAGGTGGTGATTATCAAACACTAAGACTGGAAAACACTGATAATGGTGCTAATGGTCCTTACATAGAACTTTATAATAATTCATCATCTCCTGCTGATGATGACTATATTGGTATTCTTAGTTTCAAAAATAATAATAGTGCTGATGAAGAAATAACATATGCTCAGATTAGATCGCAATCTACAGATATTACCGATGCGACAGAAGATGGTGTTTTAACATTCCATACAAGAAATAATGGAACATTTGGAGAAAAAGTTCGCATCACATCAGATGGTAAAGTTGGTATTAATGAAGATGTTCCTCAAGCATTACTACATGTAGCAACTGATAATGGACAGACACTCCCTACAATAAGTGCTAGTTTTCCTTTAATAGTAACTAAAAATAGTAATGCTGGCATCGCCATAATAGCAAAAAATGATGCAAAATCAATAATTGGATTTGGTGATACTGATGATGCTGATAGAGGAAAAATACAATACGTTCATACGAGTGGTGCTGATGCAGACTCTATGCAGTTTATTAGTGCTGGTGTTGAAAAACTTCGCATTGTAGGAGCAGGTATTACAGTAACAGGAGAAATTGCAACAGAACAAGATTATCCAGATTACCGACCAACATTAGATCTTAACTTCGCAGCAGTCAAGAAATTAGATTCAAGAATTGTATATTATAGAGGTGGAAATGCATCATATACAGATGAGTTTGGTATTGTTAGAGTTGTTGGTGCTAATACTCCAAGATTTGATCATGATCCAGTAACAAAAGAGTGTAAAGGATTATTGGTTGAAGAAGCTAGAACTAATTATTGTAAATCAAGTTCAGATTTTTCTAGTTTATGGTCATCTTCTACTGGCGGTTATGGTATAGACAATGCAATAACCAATCCAGATGGAACTGTTGGAGCACAATATCATATAGGTGCAGAATGGTATCATACTATGGATGTATCTGGTGCTAGTACTAACGTGATTACAATTTCTGCGTGGGTTAAGGAACGGTCTGGACAATCTGGAAATCTTGCCTTTCAAGTATACCAACAAGTATCTGGAAGTGTAGTTGATATGGGTACATTTGGTTTTAATCCTGCAACTGGAGTACTAAGCACTGCTGATGCAAACTTCTCTGATGGTATAGTAACGGAATATCCAAATGGTTGGTACCGAATTAGTGTAAAAGCAACCACAGATTCTGGTAATTTTTCATCTAGTACTAGACTTGATCAACAGGGAGAAGAACATTATGTTTGGGGTGTACAAGTAGAAGCAGGATCATATGCAACTTCTTATATTCCAACTTATGGATTTACATCAACTCGTTCAGCAGATAGTTTAACAATTAAAGGAAAAGAATTTAGTGATTTATATAACCAAAAAGAAGGAACCCTAATGGTGAATGGATATACACCACCAACAACTTTAGTAGCATCTCCTGCTACTAAAAATAGTGTTAGTTTAAGGGGATCAAGTCAAGCAGTGCATTCTATAAGATATGTTCCTCATGCTAGTACTGCAACTAATAGATACGTTGATGCTTTCCAATTACTTGCTAATGGAACAAACGTAGTTGATCATGGTGGTTCTCATGGTAATGCAATTGAAGATAGGTATTATAAACATATTACTACGTTTAAAGAAAATGATTATGCATATACTTTTAATGGAGGACATCAAGTTTGGACAGATACATCTGCAGATTTACCTGAAATGGATAGACTAATTATTGGTGAAAGTCCAACACAATTCTTCTTAAAGAGAGTTGTATATTATCCAAAGAGACTTCCAAATTCTCAATTGACTACTTTAGTCTCATAATAAATACCACAGGAGAGATATAACTAATGCCTAATCTAGTCGGAATCGGAAATAGTCAAGTACCCACCAACGCAATGTTGGGTGGATTGGCCTACCAAGATCCTGCTCATGCTAATTTAACGAATGTAGAGATAGAAAATATTGAAAAGATAAAAGCAGAAGTTGTTGATACAGCAAATAGAGTATTTGTATATGATACTAGAAATGATAGTGATGGTGGAGCATGGAGAAAAAGATGTCAAGGAAAATCATGGTATAATGAAGAATTGGGAACAATAGATAGAGGGCATAGAAAGGAATTTCCTGCTGTTGCTGTTCTTGTTCTTACTGATACATCATTAATCATTTATGATGGTGATGATCCAAATATGTCCATGTGGATGAGATTTCGTGGTAATGGACAAGTTGGTGCTCATTCTAATATGTTGACATCAGCTACTGGTACTCGTTATACTTGTGTTCATGCATTAAATGCTAGTATATGCGTTGGATGTAATGATACTGATGGATCTCCTACACCTGAAGGATTATATGAAATAAACTTTATTTCAGAAAGAGCACGAGTTTATAGAGAATCAGGTAGTGGACATACAGGATCTTTCTATCAGGGTAATATTGCAAATAGAAATAGTAAAACATTAGGAGGTGATAATCAAATAGGTACTGGAAGTTTGACTTATTATGGTGATGATAATGGTGCAGCAATATATGATCAAAATGTTCTTGATGTATCAATGCATGTTGATAATGGAGCTCCAATAGATCCTAATACTGGACTTCCACGACCTATAATTGGAGTTGCAAGTCAAGAAGCAGTAACAATTATAAAAACTCCTCAAGAGTATATTTCAGGTATAGGAACTAATCATGCCGATGGTAATGCTTTTTTAAGAACAGAAGATGAAGCATCATATGATGGATTGAGAAGAATGAGAACTATTGATTTTGATAAAGATGGAAGAGCACTGTGGAATTCTTCTCAAATTGCAGCAGGATATCAACAGGCAATGCTGACTAAAGCAAATGCTGCTCAATATATGACGTTTAATTCCAATTATGGACATAATGGTATTGGGTATGGGTTTAGTTGGGCAGGTAAAATAATAAGAACAGATAATTTGAATACTGCTACTAGTACTATTGGTTATTGGGCTGCAAGTGCTACCAATAGAAATGATGCTCATCCATTTTTTGCTGGAGACAATATTGCTATAACATCTAATGGAGAAGGAGTTCATACTGATGAACCAGCAAATAGTATAACATTAATTGATAAAAAATCTTTATTCCAATCTAATCCTCTAATTTGTGGTATAGGAACAAATTATAATACTGGTTGGTATCCTGCTCAAAGTAACGGTTTGTGGTTATGTGATATTGATCAGTCAACAATTGGTGTAAGTACTGTAACTGGAACAAATATGTTAAGTAATGCTGGTACTTTTGATGCTGCTCTTGATGGATCATGGGGTGGAAACGCAACTTTAACTCTTGATAGTAATAGATTAAAAATTCATAGTGATGGTGGTGTTAATTATTATACATATCAAACAGTAACTACAGTAACTAATAAAAAATATGTAATATCATTTACTTGTAGTGATTCATCTAGTTCTGCAGTTTGGTTGAGAATAGGAACTAGTGGTGCTACTTCTGTTCAAACTTTAAATTGTAATAATCATGGTGCATTAGATAATTATGCATATAGTTTTAAAGCAGGTGGTACATCGACTAGCATTACATTCATGGTTACTGTAGGTATTGATGGTAGATATACTATTATTGATAATGTTTATTTACAGGAAGCTCAAGAATTTGATAGAAGTCGTTGGACTTCGTTGGGTGGAGGTCAATCTGCAAGAGTTCATGGATCAGTTACCAAAAAACCAGTAGGAAAAAATTCAGATTTAGTTTATTATACTAATTTTGGTGCTAGTGATTATATTGAAATTGGTAATGTTGAATCAGATGGTACAGTTCAGGCTGGTTCACCAAATGATGCACAACTTATGGATTGGGGAACAGGAGATCATTTCATTAGTGCGTGGTTCTGGTGTACTAATGTTGGTGGTGGACAATTTATCTTTAAAAAAGGTGATAGTGGTAGAGAAACAGAATTATGGATTGCTTCTGATTTGAGATATGTTGCATTTTATATTGATGGTGCTCAATATAATAGTGGAAGTGGTGCATATAATAATGAGGCTTGGAATCATGTTGTTGCTGGTAGACAAGCAGGAAATGTATTAATGTATATAAATGGTATACAACGTGATATAACCACTGCTGTCACTAATTCTACTGCTGATGTGAGTACTAACTATTCAGCAACAATAGGTGAATCTTGTAATACTAATACTAGATTAGCATTATTGAGTTGTGGTCCTGTATTTCCAACTGCAGATGCAATTAAAAAAATGTATCAAGAGAATAGAAAATTATTCTCTGATAATGTAAAATGTACTCTTTATGGTGGAGAGAAAGCAATTCCTTTATATGGAGCAGATTATGACGAGAAAACTGGATTAATGCATTTCGGAACATCAGAAGGAAGAAGTGATTTTGATGGAATACGTAGAATAAATAATACTACAGTTGGGATAACCACAACTTTATCTGCATCTGGTGGACTAATAGCGGAGAAATAGAATGACAGTAAGAATTGAAAAACCAGCATTTAATTTAAGAGAAAAACTTACAGAACTTGATGTTCCAGTGGGAAATAGTGGTTCTCAATTAATGAGAGCAGATACTGTTCGTGAAGCTTTTGAACATATTCAGGCAGGGAGAAAGAATCTAATCCAGAATGGAGATATGAGAATAGCTCAAAGAGCTACAACAAAAGATATTACTGCAGGTGGATATCATACAGTGGATAGATGGGAAGCAGTTGGTAACTCTAACCTATCTTTTGATGTAACTATGAGTCGGCAAAGTCATGCAAATACTCCTTACATGCCTCATAGAAATTCTGTTAAATTCTTAACAAATACGGCACAAAATCCTAGTGGAAGTGAAAATTTTATTCTACGTCAGAGAATCGAAGCTGCAGATTTTGGTGCTATAAGTCGTTGGGGAATGGATAATGCTCAATGGTTAACTGTATCATTTTGGGTTAAAAGTAATAAACCAGGAATATATTCTTTCCAAGCATATGTGGGAATGTCTGGTACTAATGCTGATTGTCTTCAAGCATATACTATAGATAGTCGAGATGTATGGGAATATAAAGTTCTACACATTCCACCTGTAGGAAAGAATGCAACTGCTTGGGAATTATATACTGGTCATGAATGGGGTTTGATGGTGGACTGGCATTTATCAGATTCTCCAGATGATGAGATATATCCTCATGGATGGAGTACTACATCAGGTGGTGCTGCAAGGTGTGTCCGTGGTCAATCGAATATATTATCTGCTGTTGATAATTATATTGAGTTTACTGGAATTCAAATAGAAGCAGGTAGACAGGCAACACCATTTGAATATCGTACTTTAGCAGACGAAATGAGAATGTGTCGTAGATATTATACACAATACGGACCTAATAGTGCATTGGGTAGATTTCCTATGATGGGAGAATGTACATCTATAAGTGTAGCTCAGTATCCATTACAATTTCCAGTTCCAATGAGAGGTGGTACTGGAGGTGTAAGTTTTACAACAAATGGATCAGCAAGTGATTATCAAATTTATAGTGCTAACCAGAGTAAACCTTGTGAATCTATAGCATTGGCAGTTACTATGAAGAATGCTGATGGTAGTGGTGATATTTGGGGAGTTAGAGTTAATCTGAATAGAAATGGAACAAATCAAAATGATTTAACTGCTGGTCGTGCTGCACAAGCCTACGCTGCATCTACTAGCATTCTAGGATTTTCGAGGGAGTTTTGACCATGTATAAGTATACAATATATCAGGATAGTATATCAGGACAATATACTGTATTGAGAAATTCTGATAATACTCAATTTTTACAAGAATCTATTGATAGTGATAATAGAGATTATCAACAATTTCTTCAAGATGTAAAGAAAGAAGGTCTTGGTATTGTACAAGGACCAACAGTTGGTGTTACTACTGCATATAATATTGCACGTCAGGCAGAGTATCCACCTATTAAAGATCAGTTAGATAAAATCTATCATAGTGGTGTGGACGCATGGAAAGCAGACATTAAAGCAATTAAGGATAAGTATCCTAAAAGTCAGGTTGGTGTTACTACAATAGCAGCAGTTCCTGATTGGGTGCAAACCGAAGTTGACAAGTTATAAACACTCTGTTATACTTGATAAATAAATCAGGATTTATTAAAACTAATTGCAATGACTGAACAACAACAACATTTACAATCTGCTATTCAGCAACAGAATACTCTTCTGAATGAAATACAGAGTCTTCAACAGCAAATTGATAATAAAAGACAATTAGCAGTTAAAGCTCAAGGTATTATTGAGTATCTCGATCAAATTGGGGTAAAACTTCCAGAACCAGAGACAACTGCATCTCCTGAAGAAACAGAAGAAGTAGAAACATCAGATACCCAAGTAGTAACTGAATAAATAGTTCCAATCGAAGAAATTGGGGTAAAATAGATGCCTTATGTTGGTAGAGACTTACAAAGAGGAAATTACGTAAAATTAGATGATATTAGTTCTTCATTTGATGGAAGTGTAACTACATTTAATTTAACTTTAGGTAATTCTGCATTTTACCCTGGCTCTCCTTTTGCGATTCTAGTTAGTCTTGGTGGTATTATCCAAGAACCAGAATCAGCATATACTATTAATCAAAGTCAAATAACCTTTGCTGCTGCACCTCACAATGTAGATAATTGCTTTATCATTGCATTGGGACTCTCGTTAGGTATAGGAGTTCCTGGTCATGGTACAGTAGATGGTGATCAACTCGCCAAACCATTAAATTATAACACAGGAGATTTATATCTAGATTCAACAAATAATAGAATTGGTGTAGGAAATACTTCACCACAATATAGGTTAGATGTCACTGGAGATGCAAATGTTAGTGGTAATCTATCTGTTGGTGGTACAGTAACATATCAGGATGTAACGAGTATAGATTCAGTTGGTATTATAACTGCACAAGCAGGTATTCATTTAGGTATTGGTGCAACAGCAGGTAAGTTTGATGCATCAACAGGTATATCTACATTTAGTAGTGCTGTTGGAATAGCAGATTCAATATTTCATGTTGGTAATACAGATACTTCAATTAGATTTCCTGATGATGATGTCATTTCAGTTGAAACTTCTGGTGATGAAAAACTTCGCATCACATCAACAGGTCAAGTTGGTATTGGAACTGATGTGCCATCTTCAACAAATACAAAATTACAAGTTTATACTAACAGTCATACAATAGCAAGAATGACTGGTGGCATATCATCATCAACAATATTGTATTTTGGTGATCCTGACGATACCACACGAGGTTGGATAGCATATAATAATAGTAATGATTCTATGGAACTTGGTGCTGGTAATGCTGATAGGATTCACATTGATTCAAGTGGCCGTGTTAGTATTGGACAAACTGATCCATCTTGGGGAGTTTCTACTGGTCTAATAGTTGGTGATGGTGCAAGTTCTAGAGGAATAACAATTTATAGTAATTCTTCAAATGTTGGAGATTTGGCATTTGCTGATGCAACAAGCGGAACAGGAAGGTATAGTGGTTTAATAAGATATAGTCATAATAATAATTTTATGGCATTTAGAACAGCGACAGATGAAAGAATTCGCATTATATCGGATGGTAAAGTTGGTATCGGAACCACTGCACCAGAATCATTATTAAGTCTTTATTCTGAAGCAGATGGTGCTGAACTTCTTCATTTTGATATGGGTTCATCAGATGCTCGAAGAGGTTGGAAGTTCCTACAACATGATACTGGCACATCAACTGATTTACATCTACAAGCAGATTCTAGTGGAAAATGGTTTGCAATTTGTAATAGTAGTGGTACCGAACAATTTGAAGTATATACATCTACAACAGCTGCTGATGCATTTGTAAGAGTCATTCCTAGAATTAGTATAGGATCAACGATAGTACATCATGGAGATCAAGATACATCAATAGGATTCCCTGCTGATGGTCAATTTGCAGTAGAAACGAATGGTAGTGAAAGACTTCGTGTTTCAAATACTGGTAAACTACTTATAGGAACAGATAGTAGTAGACAAACTCGTGTTTCTAACTCTTCTTTCTCTGGACTTGTACAGGTAGAAAGTGATGCTGAATTGGGATTCACTCTCAGTAGATTTGTTGATACTTCTGGACCACCAAGATTTGTTATACAAAAAGCAAGAGGAACTGCTGCTTCTCCTGCTATTGTTCAGGATGATGATACGGCTGGACAATTTTTATTCAGTGCTTATGATGGATCTGATTGGAGTAATGTTGCTAAAATAAATGCAGAAGTTGATGGTAATGTAGGTGTCAATAGTATGCCTGGTAGAATGGTATTCGGAATAACTGCTGCTGGAAGTAATTCAGTAACAGAAAGACTTCGCATCAATTCAACTGGTCAATTAGAATTACGTAAGAATCAAGGTGGTGTAACAGGAAGACCAGAAAATAGAATAGTATTCAGAGATCTTGATAGTAGTGTTGCAGCAGAACAACCAATAGGTGAAATATCTTGGTATTCTACTGATGCTGGTATGACAAATGTTAATTCTTGGATTAGAGGAATTAATGAAGCAACTAATGGTGCTGGAGCACTTTTATTTGGTGTAAAGGATGCAGGTGAAGATGAAATTGAAGCATTGCGTATCACACATGATGGTTTGGTTGGTATCGGAACTCCTGTTCCAGATGCAAAACTTGAAGTATATAATGGTGGTATTAAAATTGATAGAAAAAATGTAGGAGGTACTTCTAATCCTCATCTTAATATGGTAACTGGTGCAAATGGTACTGCAAGATTGATGATATATGCAGAAGATGGCACTGATGATAATAGTAATTGGGTATACAAAACTAATGCTAATGAAGAGCATTCATTTGTGGTTGCGACAACTGAAATACTTCGCTTGAGATCAAACAAAGTCGGAATTGGTCAGAGTGTTCCAACAGCAAGACTTCAAGTAGCAGGTAGTAATCCATACGCAGTTACAGACTCAGGTAGAGCAGTAGAAGGAATTGATATTACTGGAACAGCAGGTGGTAATGGTAATTATGGTGCTGCAATTTCTTTTGGTGCTGGTGCTACTGGACGTGCTGCAATTACTGCAGTTCAAAATGCTACTGATGCTGATAATGTAGGACTTGCAATTATTACTCATCCTTCAAACACTGGAGCAGCTGATGCAGAAGAAAAGATTCGCATCACATCAGATGGTAATGTTGGTATCGGAACTGATAATCCTCTAAATCCCCTTGAAGTTTGGGGTTCATCCGTAGACCTTGCGATTATGGACACTCAAGCTTACAGTCAGAATTCAAGTGGCCCTGCTGTTGCTTTTCAGGGAAATGATAGTGCTGGTGTTAGAAAAACATTCGCAGACATTAGAGGAGTTGCAAACGGTTCTAACATAGGGGAATTTGCAATAAGAACAAGAAGAACTGGAGGAACCTTAACTGAAGCACTTCGCATCGACTCAAGTGGTAGAGTTTTAATAGGGACAACTAATGTACCATCAAATAAAAATACTGTTACCCCATCTTTAAATGTTTTAGGCAGTGGAGTAAATGGTGCTGCACAAATAACTCGTCATACAAGTGTAGGCGGTGGTGGTGCATTGCTACATCTTGCTGCAACAAGGGGTGGTGATGTTAATAGTTATACAATTTTACAAGATGGTGACGGCATCGGTACTGTCGCTTTTAACGCTGCGGACGGAAATGAGTTTGTTGTAGCGGCTGAAGTTAAATCCCAAGTCGATGGTACGCCTGGCGATAATGATATGCCTGGTCGGTTGATATTTGCAACCACATCCGACGGAGCATCATCTCCAACAGAAAGACTTAGAATTGATTCAAGTGGTTCTGTGTGGATTGGATCTGACACTCAGTATGGTAATAATGCATTTAATATATCGAATGGAGGTACAATTATTACTTCCAGTGGACAAAATACTTTAAAATTAATTGATTCAACTGCTCAAACAGCAGATGTGGGAGCACGTATTCTTTTAGGTGGTAATTATAGATCATCTGGAGATGCTAGTCCGATGGTGGAATTAAAATCTTTTAAAGAAAATAGCACAGATAATAATTATGCTTATGGATTTAAAATATCTACTACACCAAATGGTGGAAGTCTTTCAGAAAGACTTCGCATCGCATCGAATGGTGGTATCATTGTTGCTGCTAATGCCAATGATGTTGGAACAATCCAACTCCAAGATAATCTAATAGGAGGACATAGAATTGCTGTAGATCAAGATACTATTAGTGATGCCATTTATATGCCACGTAAAGGATGTATAGTAGCAATTACTGCATTCACTACTTATGATACTTATCCACAACCAGGTAGTAGTGGAATGGCATATTTAGATATGGGCCCTAGTAGAAGAGTTGATATAATGTATCATGTAAATGAAGATGCTACTGGATCTAATACTGTTGGTAATGCTCTGAAAGGAAAAGGTGCTTATAGTGCAACTATTACAGACTGCACTAATAATAAGACAACACTTATGGCTGGAAATACAGAAGGAACTTTCCGTATTGTGAATCGTACTAGTAATGATTATACATACACAATTACATTCTTATAAGAACAACTAACTAACTACTGGTTCTCGTAGTGCTTCCATCTTTATAAATTGTTCGTTCATATTGTAAAATAACTTATAATTCTCTGTCGTAAGATAATATCCTTTTATTTCGTTGCCATCACAGTGCCAACCATAACCATGAAGACGTTCGGCAACACCATCTATTCTTAACTTCTTACTACCGTCTAGGTAGTTGTGGTATCGTTCGTCTAAATTGATCATGGTTCCTCCGTTTGTGTTGACATTATAACATAACCATTATAAAATATCTATAAACTTTATACCCTCTTAAGATTTGGTTTAAAAAACTCAATATCTTTGCATAAACTATATATTATGGTATAATTAACAGGTCTTAAACTTATGCCCATGTATGAACCAGAAGTAGATGACTATGTTATTTGGGATCAAGGTAAGCATGGAATAGATGAAGGTTGGGTCTATTTTAAGGGAGACGAGATAGATAATGAACAACGAGTTAAATTTGGATGGAAACCAGTACCACGATATATTACAATAGAAACTGGTGTTAGACCAAAACCATATTGTGAACATGCTAAGAATGATCCACACAAATATATTCATACATTACTGTTATGTTATGATTCGTGTTGGCATGAATTAAAGTTTGTAAAGAGAAGAAATAGTAAGGTTATTCAACACTGGTCACAGTATGATGAGAGAGCAGGAGTCTTGGAGACTGAAGATAGATTAGCAGAAATGTATAAATCACAAGAAGGTCGTCCTTTAGATATTCAATAGGCATAAATTTTTGTTAAAATGTATCAGGAAATACAGACACAATTCGTCTAAATAATGGTAGAATTAGGAATAACAAGATGATCTAAATCTCTTCGTTATTGTAGTTCATTGGAGGCAATTATGCACAACTTAATTTCATTTAATCAACTCGCTGGATCAAAGCATATGGAATATGTAGATTCACAAGATGATTTACTCACGGAATACTATGAGTGCCTGATTGACTGTGAAGACGATCAACACATCTGTAAACGTATATGTAGGGAGGTTTTAGTTTAGTTAATCAACTGTAGTCAACTAATCTAATCAAATGCTTATTCATTCACATCCACCTTAAAGTAAATTCAATTAGTAAATATTCACACCCACTTGACATTTTTGTTGAGTGGGTTTTATAATAGGAATCTCATAGAGTCCCTAAAAACTTTTTTAAAATAAAAATGCCTAGAACTCAAGCATCATTTAATGAAAATCTCAAGAATTTAACAACAACTAATAAGAAAACTATTAAAACTAAAACAATTAAAAAGAAAGAAGAAGAAACAATTACATTTTCAAAGACAAAGGATGGTTCCAAGTTTCTTAATAATGGTATTACTTCCTTTATTTTTAGATTTGAAGATAGACGAAAAGAACCACAGTTAAATCTTGCATGGTTCAGGAGATTTGATGAAGTAGAAGATCATGTAAAAAGATATAAATTAAAGAAGAAAGATTATAGGATATTCAAAAAGGTTTAGTATGTTGACATTTACATCATTTTATGCGATAATCAAAGAGTCCCTAAAAACTTTTTTAAAAATAATTATTCACATCTAATTAATAACAATGACAGAACAAAAACTCTACAAAATACAATATAGAGACACAATGGGGTTTGGTTTAATTAATGAAAATGCCACTAATTTAACTAAAGAACAATGTGATAAAATGCTGCAATCTCTTATATTTGAAGGAAATAATCCTAATGATTTAAGAGCAGTATTAGTTAATGATCCAAGATTTCCTGATTAAAAAATGATTACAAAAGAGAAACAACGCAATCAAGTTAAGTCTAAATTCTATTATATATTCTGGGGATTAGCGACATTAAGTGTATTTACTGGTCAACTATATGTTGGATCTGGATATAGACAAATGGCAAGAAGTTTCAATAGAATTGTTGATAGTATTGTATTAGAACTTGAAAGATCTTATGAAAATAAACCGAGATTCTACTAATGAAATATTATAACAGAGGACATCATATTGATAACTTATATGATGAAATTAGAGTTATAAGAGAACAATTATTAAATAGAATTGAGATGTTAGAAGAAGATGTAGACTATCTAATGGAGGAGAATAAGTATTACTCTAAAGAGATATATCAGTTGCAAAGTGATATAAATAGTCTACTTGCAAATATAACAAGAAGACGAACAAATGAAGGATTGGAGTTTAAAGAAGGCAGCAAAGAAGTTAATAAAAAGAGCAAAGAAACACCCTGAATGGTATAGCGAACAAGACATCTATTATGCAAAACAAGTTAAGAAACAACTCAAACTTGAAGAAAGAGAGTCTTCAAGTAAAACAGAATAAGGATGGTTCATTCACATTTGAATGGGATAAAAACGATCCTAGTTATAACTTTTTAAACAACTTGACACAAGAACAAATCCAAAGTATAATACTAAATGATATGAACTCTCGTTAATTATGAAGAAACACAATCATTATTCTCTTGATGCACTTGATGAATGGATACAAGATTGTCTCAATTCAGATGCAGAACCAGAAGAGATTTATGATGCAATAGTTACTGCTATTGATGACAATATCAGATACCACGAATCATGTGTAAGGGCAAGTAAGAGACTAATGATGTTAGTTAAGAGAACAAATAGGAGACAAAGTGATAATGAGAGTAATGTAGTTCAGTTGAAAACTAATAAGAATTAGTAGACAGTTGAGAAAGTGAACACTAAATCCCCCACTGTGGGGATTTTTTGCTATTATATGAATGTTGAGGGATATGTGGTTCCTATGCCCCGATTAAGTTTGGGGGTTCAGGTGTAAGCGATTCCCATAGGGTAAATTTGGGCATATAGGTGAAACCTATGTCGATGCCCCACTCTCTCAACACTTATTCACTTGATTTAATTACACTATGCCAACTGCATCTACAGCGAAGAAAACAACAACTCCTCGCAAAAGACGCACTCGCAAAACATCAACAACTGCGGTTAAATCTGCAACACTAAATACTCCAGTTGTTAAAAAGACTGTGACTAAAGAAGAACCAGTTAAGTCAATCAGACCTGCTAAACCTAACCTAACTTGGGAAGATTACAGAGCAGATGCAATAATTCGTTGGAATATTCATTCTTATGAGGTCAACGAATTAGGTAAAGATTTGGTAAAAGGTTATCAACTTGTTAAGCAACACGCAGTACAAGTTGCTAATTACACTAAAGAATCTTACAACCGAGCATTTAACTAGGACAGCAGATTAACTGTCACACAGACCCCTTCAGGGGTCTTTTTTATGTTATAATGTACTTAATTGATAAAAATTATGATTGATTTGAGACCACATCAACAAACAATTATTGACACTTTACTGGAGAATCGTAAAGGTCAAATTATTGTACCTACTGGTGGTGGTAAAACAATGTGCATGATTAAGGATGCACAAAAAAGATTTAACGACTGTAATTGGGATTTAGTTAATAAAGATTGTGATAGAAAAACTGTTGTAGTTGTAGCACCTCGTATTCTATTAGCACAGCAATTATGCGAGGATTTTGTTAAGTATGTGGCAAGAAATCCATTCTTAAGACATCACATACTACATGTACATTCTGGTGATACTCATCACGAATCAACTACAAATAGTGATGCTATTATACAATGGACTAAAGACAATTACAGATTTAATAAGTTAATCTTCACCACATATCACTCGCTTCATAGAATACAAGAAGCAGAGATTGATGTTGATACAATATATTTTGATGAAGCACATAATAGTGTTCAAAAGAACTTTATTGAAGCAGTTGAGTATCACTCAATGTATGCTAATCGTTGCTATTTCTTTACTGCTACACCCAAACATTCAAGAACTCCTTTTAAGATAGGAATGAATGATGAGGACATATTTGGTAAAGTATTAGTCAATGTACCAGCACCAGATTTAGTTAATCAGGGGTATATTCTACCACCTAAAGTAACAATCAAGAAGATAGATGAGACTGATGATAGTAGATTTAGACACGAGAAAGACTGTGACAATGTAATAGATAGCATTGATGATTGCAACAAGGATAAGATACTTGTATGTGCAAGATCTACCAAACAAATTGTTAGTTTAACATCACTAACTGACTTCTGCATACAGTTAAGATCTCGTGGATATTCATGGATGTATATAACATCTAAGACTGGTGCAATCATAGATGGTAAGAAGGTATCTCGTGAAGATTTCTTCACTAAGTTGAATGAATGGGGTGCAGATGATGATAAGAAGTTTGTAGTATTGCATCATAGTATATTATCTGAAGGTATTAATGTATCAGGATTAGATACAGCAATCTTCCTAAGATCAATGGACTATATAACAATTAGTCAGACAATCGGTAGAGTAATAAGAAAAGGCAATGAGTCTAAAACTTATGGGTTGATTTGTGTACCAGTTTATGATAAAGTAGGTATAACAACATCACGCAAAGTCGAGGCAGTTGTTGATACTGTTTTCACTAGAGGTGAACCAGCAATTAGTATAGTAAGGAGTTAGTTATGATTTATTCTTAATACTATGCCACTTAAATTAGTGTCACACTAAAACTATTAATTGCAAACTTACATGATAGTATAATAATGTTCGATCTCAATCTTTTTTACAAAATGCACAAATCTACGCTAGATCTATTTGAAAAATGTGCTATTGATCCCAATGATATTGAAGCATTGGCAGCATATTATGAGGTAACTTGTGATTATTATATGGCAGAGTTTGAAGGATTAGAGGAGTATGAATATGAGTAAAAATATACCTACAAAGGATTATATGGTTGACGGATGGGATAGATCTCCACATCTAGCAGTTCATCCATACCGTAGAGGATCACGCCACAATGTAATAGGAATGTGGGTAATGTGGTCTTACTATGTGTTAATAACTCTTATGATTGTTCGATTGATTGTTGTATTAAATACATGAAAGATACCATACTATTTGGAGATTGTAGAGATACACTTTCCACACTAAATGATAAGGTGCAGATGTGTGTTACATCTCCACCTTATTATGGTTTGCGTAATTATGGTGATGAAAGTAATCAAATAGGGCAAGAAGATACACCAGAAGAGTATATTCAAAATCTGGTAAGTGTGTTCCAAAGTGTAAAGAATGTACTAGCAGATGATGGTACATTGTGGTTGAATATTGGTGACAGTTATTATAACTATCGTCCTGGAAAAGGTCAAGGGTTAGTTAAACAAACTGTATCCAAGACTAAACAAGATTTACCAGACAAATGTGCTCGTAGAGGTAATAAATTAGATGGACTTAAAGAGAAAGATTTAATTGGAATACCTTGGATGTTAGCATTTGCATTAAGAGCAGATGGATGGTATTTAAGGCAAGATATTATATGGCATAAACCTAATCCAATGCCAGAAAGTGTGAAGGATAGATGTACTAAATCACATGAATATTTGTTCCTACTAAGTAAGAACAAGAAGTATTATTATGACAATGAAAGTATCAAGGAACCAGCGAAAGATTGGGGTACTCGTGATAGAACTAAAGGAAAATATCACAATAAAGGTACAGGATTACAACCCCATTCTGGACTCACTAAATCATATCCAAAGAAGAATAAAAGGTCTGTTTGGAGTATAACTAACAAACCATATAAGGGAGCACATTTTGCTACTTTCCCAAGAGATTTAGTGGAAGTTTGTATTAAAGCAGGTTCAAAGAAAAATGATATTATTCTTGACCCATTTATGGGATCTGGAACTACTGCTATGGTTGCAAAAGAGTTAGGAAGGTATTACATAGGGTGCGAATTACATGAGGATTATGGTAACTTAATATATGACAGAACAGCACCCTATCATGCCAACCTTGAAAAATTCGTATGAGTGTGCCACTTTACAAAGTGAACACATTTTCACCACAGACTCCAGAAATGCGGTATTATATAAATGTTGAGAGATCACTAGGTTTCTAACTACTCTGACAGATGCGATGCCAGAACCCTTAATTAGACTTGGTAAACAAGTTAGCATAGGGTATGCTTAGGACACCGCCAGAAGCAGAGACATGATGTTAGAGTAATTGACTACCCCTAGTCTTTCAACATTTGTTGTTTATTCCTTACTACAATGTCCGTAGCAACTGACCAGAACGATCTACTTTTCCTATTGGAAAATGCAGAAACCAGCAACGAACTCGTGGAGGCGATTGATGCTTACTTAGACGGTCAAGTTTCTTATGCTTAAATGACATATAGGGGCATTAATTTGCCCCATTTTTCTTTCTTTACTAACACAAATGTTAGATTACATTATTACAGATCAAGTCACAGATCGTCAAGTTGAATTAACATTTGATGAATACTGTGACATACAATTAGGACTCAAATGTGCTGCTGATGTTTATACTGAAGCAGGTAATTCTAAAAGAGCAGATGAGTTTAAATCTCTTTCTAATCTATTAACTTAATCCTTACAATCTTTCTATGAACGATTACGAACCAGACTTCAATTACGATCAAGATGATTACATTGAAGATGACATAATTAGTCAACTCAATGATACATCTATTCGTGACAATCTCTCACCAGAGACACAACAATTAATTAACAATTTCAAAAGAAGATGACAACATTCTACTCACAATCCGCAAATCCAAATGCAACTAACTCCGAGTTAGATGCAAAGAAAATTGTTAAGAATGTGCAGTTAAATAATGACCAGTTTGGTGAACTTATTCAGCAATATGTTGAGATAGTTGTTGATCAAATGGATAGAAAGACTATGGAAGAATGGATAACTGATGAACTCATATTTCAGTATGGAAAGTTAACTAATGAGGAGTTAAAAGAGCGTGTTGATTGTTTCAATGAGGATTTATTTGATGAGTTAGTTGATAATGTAACTCAACAATATCCTAAACAAGTTAATAGTTTTGGACATTAATGTTAGTATTTCTTAACATAGTATTCTATAATACATATATACTTTGTGACACATACATTACCATATAATTTAATACTTGACAATATCAAGTTAATCAATTAAAATAACACTAACCTCGGTAATCATCATGTCCCAGACTATCACAAAGACAAAGGAATTAACACGCTATCGTGTTACTTTAGATGTAATGATTGATGAGAGTACTGGTTACCCACCGAGTGATTGGAACTGGTATAATTTACTCAGGTTAGAGCAAAGAGAGCAGATAAATGATATTCATGTGGAGGATCTTGGGGGTTATGATGTATAATGGACGAACAACAATTCTTCACCCAAGTATTACATAGAGAGTACAATCACACTGATGATTCTAACATTTTCTCGGAAGAGAATTATGATGATTTGGAATTAGATACAGTGTTAATTGAGTCTTGGTAACTAACATATAGCAAGAGCAGAGTAAGAGTTAATTAGTGTGTGACACATATATAAGTGTCCACTAATCTCCTATTCTGCTCTTTTTTCGTGTATTATTAAAGAGTGGAGGAAATACTTCACATTTAAAAACTTTAATTTGGAGATCTTTATGACTAAAACACCAGTCAAATTTGAAGACGGAACAACACTTAAGGACAGAATTGCAGACTGGACTAATACTTATGCTGATACTATTACAGCAAATTATAAACTATACCATGTAAGATCATTAGAGTCAATGACATCAGAATACTCTAAAAAGCAGTTGGAAGATGTAAAGAATGGCACTGCTAATCTTATGAAGTTTGTAATAAGAACTGGTAAGAAGTATTATAAAATTATACAACAAGACTTCGATACTTTCAGAGATAGAAATGAATATAGGGATGGAAGTGTTCATGCCTTTGTTGATAAGAATACAGGTGAAGTTTATAAACCAGCAAGTTGGAAATCTCCAGCAAAACATGTAAGATATGACATGAGATTAATCAGAGATCGTAATAACTTACATGATCCTAGATTTACAACTTGGGCAGGTGGTTATCTCTATATGAGATAATCATCCCCACAAATTGCAAACCTTACTTAACATTTATTATGCTTGATTTTCTATCTGACGTATTACGAGACTACTGCACATTGCATGATTTACCATTCATTTCAGCAGATGATTTACTCTATGAAAGTACAACTCAATCAATGGATTGTCACACTAAGTTAACATCAGAGCAACAAGATTGGTTATCATGTTATATTAGAGTGTGGGACATTATTCAACAGGAGGTGTAATCATCATGTATAAAAGTGAAACATTTGGAAGAATCTTCTGGGTTGATGATAACAATGATTTCAAATCATGCCCACTAAATGTAGATGGGACTGGTGATTTTGATGTAGAAGATTATGTATCAGAGTGGACAGATTGGGAGGGAGTTAACTATGAAACTCTCTTTAATATCCATCAGTCATGTGTAATTAACAAGAATAATTACGCAGGTTCATTAACAATCAATGGGGTGTAATATGAGAACAATTCATGTTACTAATGACGAACTATATGAGTTCGTTAAGTTATACGATATACTCAGAGATATGGACTTTGAGTTAACAGAAAATCAAACAAATGTGTTTGATAAAATCTTATCTATGGACAATTAATTATGTCAAGAGTATTAAATCTCAAGTCAGATGTTATAGATTGTCTACTATCTGACTATCCTGAGTATAAACGAGAGAATCTCTTAAATGAGATTTTAGTAGACTATCTTTCCCTAATTGATGATGACAGACTATCAGAATTAGAGGACATTGTTGTAAACCAATTTGAGGTAATTTAACCATGAAACTATTAGTAACCCAAGTTGAATTTGATTTTGATGATGGATATATTCCATTAACAAAATACGAGGAAGATAACATTATTGAACAGGCAATCGGTATCTGGGAAGTTGATGATGAAGATGAATTAGTTGACAAGATAAGTGATACTTTAGGATGGTGTATTAAGAAAATAGATTATACTTCTAACCTTATACATCCACTCACAAGTTATCTTTAAGGAGGACTAATTTAATGGCAACTTATCAACAATGGTCACAAAGTTACTTCACTAACTTAACACCAGACCAGCACAATGCTAATAATAGATGGTTCAAATCTATTAGAGACAAACTAACAGATAGTGGTGTATTATATGTTCCTATTCTTGATAAGAATTTCAACAAATCAGGAGAGGAAGTTAATACTCACAAATTACAACCTATATCATACTATGATTATAGAGTAGATG